AGACAGATACTGCCTACAAGTCCAAGGAATAACTTTTTTAAGTTTACTACTATCAAAACAATCTTTCTTTTATAAATATTATTTCATCATCTGGTTTGTTTATAATCATCTCACAGTAATCAGCTAAATCTGAGTCCCAAGTCTTGTCTGTGTTTTGTTTTCTAATAAAATATTGAGATGTTCTCATATATTGATAACTAATCTCTCTGTACTCTAACACATACTTCTTTGCTGCCAGTAAAACTACTTCCCAATCATAATCATAAGTTTCAAAGAACCATCTAAATGCATTCTCTAAGTTTTTAGGATTAGATCTTGCATACTTACCACTAGATAACTTGACCGCAGGAAATATTTCAGTATATTTCTTAATGCTGTCTTCAAAATTATCCCCCAGTAAGTTTTTAGATGTTTTCTTTTTGGATCTTTTAAAGTATCCATCAATTTCAGTAGTAAAGATAATACTTTTATCTGTTAATGTCAAGTCATCTTTTAACCAACCATCATTAATTAATCTTTTAGTTTCTAGTTCTTTACTAATAAAAGAATACGGAACTATTTTGTTTTTAATGCAGTGTAATACATAATAACTATTAGGTGTTATTCCCTCTTTGACAAATTTTAAAAATATATCTTCCATACTACCATATTATTTTTTGACCATTATTTTCTTCTACAAGTTTAGATATTTTATTAAATATATCATTACTATCCCATTTAGAACCATTATAAGCAGCAGAAGCAGGATGTTTAACAGTAAACTTATAGTTATTGTCGTTAGTAAGCTCAGACCATTCCTCAGCTTTTTTACCCATGTACACATAAATTAATCCTGGATTATAGTTATTTAACGAATCTAACAAGTAAGCAGTAAAAGGTTTCCATATATCATAATGACTACCAATTTTACCTACCTCAACTGTAAGAGCTGTATTAAGCATTAGTATTCCTTGTTTAGACCATCTAGTTAAATCTGGATCTTGATATGAAGGAAATTCTTGATATACTGTTCTTTCAATTTCTTCAAATATATATCTTAAACTGGGTTGTACCTTATTTGTATTACCACAACTAAATGATATCCCATCTGCAACTCCTAATTGTGGATATGGATCCTGACCTATAAATACTACCTTTAAATCATCATATGGACACTCTTCAAATGCCCTAAATAGTTGTTTTAAGGTTGGTGTAAATCTTTTATCTGCAATACTTAACTGGTAAAGTTTACTTAAAATCTCAGTAAACTCTGAACTAAATATAAAAGATTTAAAAACTCTACCCCAACCATTTGGTTCAAGTTTATCAAACAATTTTTGTTTAATTTCATCTATTTCAGATTCTGTTTTCATTTTTTATTAAATTTGTTAAAACATTAATACCATGGCAACAAAAGTAAAAGAAATAAAAGATGATGCTCTTTTGAATATCTCAGTAAATAAATCTTATTATTTAATGACAAAAGCATTATCATTTTACTTGTTTACAAAAGTTGATGTTGAAGATAAAGACTCATACCTTAAAGATCTAATGACTAAAGAATATAAGGATCTAGATGATCTTCAGCGTTCAATTTATACTGTTATATTATTACTTGCTGAAATTGAAAGACAAGCAAGTGAAAATAATCAGTTTATTGAAAAAGAAATTGATGAAGAAGCAATTAAGCAAGATTAATATTTAAATCTCTACCAATTTCAATAGCAGATTCTATTGCCATTGCTAATTCATCTTTACTACATTCTTTAAAAGACTTACAATATTCTGCATCATCTCCGTCATAACAGAGTCCAGAATGCCTTTTAACTAGAACTTTCATCTCATCAAATGTATAGCCAGACTCTTTGGCTAATTCTCTAATACATGCATGTACCTTGGCTAATTGTGCTAAGCTACCGTTGTCTGAAGTCAGTCCCATAAAGACCTCAACTTCCTGACCCTCTTGAAGTTTATCAAGAAATAATTGATAAGAAATCTTTGTGCTTTCATTAATATGCACTAAATTCCCATTCTTCTTTGTAAGTTTGAAACTAAACATATGATTATTTTTTGTATATTATAATGTACTTATGGAAAATAAATTATCCAACAATGCTAAAGAGACAACTAAAATTATTTTAGAATATCTCGAAAAATTTCCTAAATCACCAAGTAAAACTCTAGCAAGAAAAATCTATTCTGAAAATAAGGCTTACTTTGATGTCTTTGAAAATGTATACAGTAGAGTTAGATACTATAGAGGTCAGATGGGAAATCACCACAGAAAATATTTAAATAATAAAGAGTTTCAAAAAGAACTTAAAACAAAAGTAATGCAAAATTTTGTATCCCTACCAACATCCTTATCAGAAAAGAGAGGGACATTCACATTTCCTACAGGATGTAGAAAACTTGGTGTTATTGGAGATCTTCATATACCATATCATGATGAAGATGCTATAGAAACTGCTTGTGATAAAATGGAAGCAGAAGGCGTAGACAGCATCTTAATCAATGGAGACTTATTAGACTTCTATCAGCTTTCTTTTCATGAAAAAGATCCAAGAAAGGTCCATTTTAAAAATGAAATAGAAGCAGGAAAACAGTTCTTTGAGTACATTCGTTCTAGATTCCCAGATATTCCTATCTACTTTATACCAGGTAACCATGAGAATAGGTTTGAAAGATACCTTAGAATAAAAGCATCTGAGTTGCTTGACATGGATGAATTCAGGTTAGATGTAATCTTACATGTTGCTGAATACAAAATAGAGTATCTTCCATTCAGAACCAAAGTTATCTTTGGTGACTTCCTTATAGAACACGGTGATAAGATTCCTGGAGCAGGTGGTGTAGTACCAGCAAGAACTGCTTTAATGAGACTTAAAACCAATTGTATTGTAAATCACTTTCACAAAAGTTCTCAAAGCTCACAAAGAGTTTATGGAACTGGTGAGTCTAGTACAATAAGAGCATACAGTCTTGGATGTCTATGTGAATTAGCACCAGACTACATGGAAATAAATGAATGGAATCATGGATTTGCTATTCTAACAAAAATTGATAATTTAGTGTCCGTAAATAATTACAAAATAGAAGACAACACCATTATCTAATGTTTCTACCAATAGTACTAAAAGACAAAGATGGAGAGTATATTGAGCATCTCAATATAACTCACATTACCAGAACCTCATTTGTTAATATAAGGAATACTGATGCGGGTACTAGAATCCATTTAAGAACAGGAGAAGTTTTAACAACTCCCGTTCCTATGGATATAGTTCAAACTGAAATAGATGAGTGTTATAAGTCTGCTGCTGCTATGATAATGTTTAATATCCTAGCAGAAAAAGCACAGCTGTCTAAAATTACTGATGATGTTGATACCCTTGGTGGACAGCAACCTGAATCAGATGCTCTATAGCATATCTGTTTAGTTCAGCTTTAGTATCCCAATCAAAGTTGTATACCTTCCATTCACCATCTAAGCTTTCATCACTTGCTGATGAAATTAAACTTAATCCTGGAAGTAAGTCTAGTATGTAATAATAATAATCATAGCCATTCTGGCTTTCATCATCTGAGACTTCTACTTTATCAAAGCCAAATTCAATTAATTCTTGTTCTGTCATCTTTATATTTGTTTCTTAAGTATTTTGCCCAATCATTTTGTTTTCTACCGTTTATAAAAAACCATCCAAGATTTAATTCAAACCATTTTATAAAACTTTTCATTTTTCTATCATTGTTTCCATAAACACGGTGTGATTTAAAATCTCAAAAGCATATGTATAATTTAAATCTTTATATGCTTCATTATCTTTAGTATATACTCCGTGTTCTTTGATTCTTAGATCTCTTAAATTCTGTATGCTCAATGTTACTATAGCAAGATTATCTCTATCATCTGATTTCATCATGCTTACAATGTTTCTTATCTCAGCATCATTTAGATAATTATACTTTTTTAATAGCATTAGCTCAGCCATATATACAAAAGGGCGGAATTCATCTTTCTTAGACCCTTTATGGTACATATACCATAGGTAGTTCAAATTACCATCTGCACCATCAGTAATATTATAATGTTCTTCGGCAATTGCTGCCACAAGTTTTAGCATGTCTTTTGCGTCTCTCATAAATTTTAGTTTAGAAAATATATCTAATTGTGTTCCAAGGTATAATGGAGTCATGTAACGCTCTAAATTGTTCAATATATTTAGATTTACTTCCGGCTTTGTACCTAATATTTCTTCCTCCATACTGGGATATCTTTGATTCTTGTATATCTGGTTTCCAGAGAATCTCTTCACCCATGATGGCATTTTCCAAATTGTATTCATGTTTTTCTTTATTATGTGTAAGAAATATTACTTCTGCTTTTACATTTGAAAAAGCCCGATTAAAATACTTTCCATCACTACTATGAGCAAAAATATCAATGTGCTCAAATAGCTCTTTGTACTGATCTAACCAATTATTATGGACAATTACAGGACTAAAGTTTAAATGTACTTCATATCCTGCTAGAACAAATCTAGTAACGGCATTTAATCTTTCTATAATACTTGATGTATTAGGTTCAAGTATTTCTCTCAACTTCTCCGGCATAAGACTAAATCTTATTCTAATCTTACCTTGTGGATTAAACTTAAGA